ATTGTGCAGTTTATGGTTTGGGCTCGACTTCCTTGACCAGATCGGCGTACATGAGCCTCTTGCCGTCACGCTCCACGTAAACCTGATCTGCCCCGCCGAAGTCCTCCACGTACCTCCGCAGGATGACCGAGGCATACTTGGGATCAAGCTCCATCATGTGACAGATACGGTTTGTCTTCTCGCAGGCCATCATGGTGGAGCCACTTCCGCCGAAGGTGTCGATCACGATGCTGTTCTCCTGTGAAGAGTTGCAGATTGGGTAGGCCAGCAGGTCGAGCGGCTTGCTGGTCGGGTGGTTCTCGTTTCGCTTTGGCTTGGCAAAATTCCAGATGGTGGTCTGCTTCCGGTCGGAATACCACGGATGCTTCCCGTTCTGCAGGAAGCCGTAAAGCACCGGCTCATGCTGCCACTGGTAATCCGAGCGTCCCAGCACCAGGGAATCCTTCACCCAGATACAGCAGCCCGCCAGATGAAAGCCCGCGTCTACGAAAGCCCTGCGGAAATTCAGACCCTCGGTGTCGGCATGGAACACATAGGCAGCACCACCTTTTTCCAGCACGGCGGCCATCGCCTGGAAGGCGGAAAGCAGGAAGGCGTAAAACTCCTCGTTCTTCATGCTGTCGTTCTGGATGGTCAGGCCGCTGGCGCTTTTGAAGGAGACGCCATATGGGGGATCGGTCACGATCAGGTTGGCGCGTTTACCGCCCATGAGCGTCTCCACGTCCTCCGCCTTGGTAGCGTCACCACACATAAGGCGGTGCCTGCCGACTGTCCAAATGTCACCCGGCTCCACAAAGGACGCCTGCTCCAGCGCGGCGGACAAATCAAAATCGTCATCCTCGGTCCCGTCACTGTCCCCGGCATAGAGCGCTGTCAGTTCTTTCTCATCGAAGCCCGCCAGCATGGGGTCAAATTCCATCTCGCGCAGGGCGTCGATTTCTACGCGCAGCATCTCTTCATCCCACCCGGCATCCAGCGCCATTCGGTTGTCCGCCAGGATGTAGGCTTTCTTTTGCGCCTCGGTCAGATGGTCGGCGTAAACGCAGGGCACCTCCGCGATACCCTCCTCCTTCGCCGCCATGATGCGGCCATGACCGGCGATTACGTTATAATCCCTGTCGATGATGACGGGATTGACGAAGCCGAATTCCCGCAAAGAAGCCCGGAGCTTCTTGATCTGCTCCGGGCTGTGTGTTCTCGCATTATTGATGTACGGTATCAGTTTCGCAACTGGCACCCGTTCCATTTCAGATGTCATATTCATCTCACTAACCCCCATTCCGCGAACGCCTCAAAGCCGCCAAGGTTACGGATGTATTCCCGCGCCTCCTCCACGATCTCCGAATACGGCAGGTCGTCCACCGTGTTATCACCGATGGCGCAGCAAAGCTCCACGGGCTGTCCCGTGCGCTGGGCTTTGAGCCAAGCATGGATGTTGACGGACACATCCGCCTTGGACAGGTCCTTTCCATGCAGGCCGCCGCCCGTGACAGAGTCCGCCATGTCGCTGCCCAGCTTCCGGTTGGTAGCACCGCTGTCCACGTCGCTGCCGCCGGTCCAGTTACCCAGCGGGTTAACCTGTGCTCCGGGATACAGCGCCGTAAGCGTCTCCACCGGTGCATTGCTCTGGCAGAGGATCAGGCGACCGCCGTCCAGAATGTATTTCCCGTCACACGGCCAGGCTGCATAGATCACCCTGGCGATCTTCGCCAGCTTCTTCTGCTCCTGGGTCACGGGCACTCCCTTGAAGATGCCGTTGTCGCCACAGTGTACTGCCCCGGCCTGATTCTCAGCAAGATGTGCGTCCTGCGGCACTTCTACATAATCCGCAAATACGCCGTCCCCCGCGATGCGATGCACGGTCTTTTCGATATATTCCTTCGGGATGCGCACCGAAGTTTCGGCGATGATGTGACACATGCCGTGGCCGAGCAAAACCTCCACCGCGATGCGAGGATTCTCATCCTGCGTATAGGCGTAGTCCACAAGCGCCCCGGCGATGCGATCCGCCACCTTATCCGGGTGGGCGGGATTGACTTTCTCGTACATATTCTTTCCTCCCAATATGTGTATTTCAGTTGCCCCTGGCGCGGAGCAGACGCTCCATCAGGTCATCCTGCGGCGACGGACCGCTGTCGTAGTCCGTGGAACAGTTCTCTTTCACGATCTGAAATATCTCATTCCAGAGACGCACCGCCTGGTTCATATACTGGATGCCGATGTTGATGAACGGGCTGGGGATCGGCTTGCCCGTGGTCGGATGCTTTCCGAGGAAGCCCAGCTTGCTGGTCATCTCCTCGCACTGTATCCACCGGGCGCTGCTCATGGCGTAGCGTTCGATCAGCGCGGGCGACACCTTCGCTGCGCATCCGATGCTCTTCAACCACTGCCAGGTTTCCTCATAAATCTCGGTAGCCTGCAGGGGATTGCCGTCCCTCTGCTCCGCTGAAAGGAAGTCATGGGGCTTTGGCATCTCCGCGCCTTCCACCTCCGGGATGTCGAGCATCTCCAGACGGCGGCCACCCGGATTTCCTGCGGCAGCTTTGTCCTTGACGGCGGTTTTCTTGCGCCCGGCTCCCGGCCTTGAGCCGCCCCTTCCGCCGATGTTGTTGCTTTTCGTGGGCATGATTTTTCACCATCCTTTCCAGGGACCCTTTAATTACCCTTCAGATTTCGCATTTTTCGCACGCGAGAGGGGGCGACGGTCTTCGTGACGCTTTAGCACAGAGAAGTGAACCCGCCCCCGGGGTGGTCACACTCTGCTGTTCCACGACTCCACTGCCAGCCTCTCTGCGTCAGAGGAGTGGTTGGGCGTGCCATAGTCGGAGAGCTTATAGCGTCCCGACCTCGCGTTGCATACGGTGCAGCGCACGAAGGCCACCCTCGTGGTCTGCGCGTTGATGAAGGCGCGGTGTGCGCGCTCCAGGTAGGCTTCCCCTCCGCAGTGCGGACAGGGCTTCAGCTTGTAGAACATGGTACCCATCCTTTCTCTCAGTAGTGGTACACCGGATCGTGATCCTCGTTCCTGGTCTTTTTACTGTGGCAGCTGTGGCAGAGCGCCTGCCAGTTTTCCTCGTCCCAGAACAGCGCGGGATCTCCCCGGTGCGGCACGATGTGGTCGACGTCGGTCGCCCTGACGTAGCGGCCGGCTTTCATGCACTCGGCGCAGAGCGGATTCTTTTCCAGAAATCTTTTTCTCGCTTTATTCCATCTGCTGCCGTAGCCCCTGCCTCCGGCCGACCGGGATTCCTCCGGGTGCAGGGCTGTGTGTTCCTCACAGTATTTCTTTCCCCTCGGCACCAGCTTTGGACAGCCTGGGTGCGAACAGGGATGATCCGGTATCCTCGGCATTGTGTTTATCCTTTCCCCGTGGTATACTCATCCCACCAACACAGATGGGAGGTATCCGTATGGACAGATTCATTCCTTACGAAAAGCTCTCGAAGAAGAAACAGCGGGAGCAAAACAAAAAGCGCAGGGTCACCTGGGGATTCAGCCCGGTCACCCGGAACACACAGAACCCCAAGGCGTACAACAGACAGAAGGCACGGAAGTGGAATCGTGACGATTTCCCGACCGTGCCTTCTGCGTTTCCCCGCTCTTTCACGATATCAGTATAGCAGGGATTGCTATATGAATCTTATCAGAAAGTGGACACTTCAGAACTTCCCGAAAAGAAGCACGGTCAGGTGGTCAAGCGCGCGGTTCTTCTTGCGGTAGGCCGACGCCTGCTCGATCTGGAAATGATCCGCGATGTACCAGGCGGCGTTGCTGCCGTAGGTGTTCTCGTCATAGAAGGTTTCCAGCACATACTGCTCATCCTCCGAAAGCTGCGCCCAGGCGGGCTCGAACCATTCCTGGTATTCCACAGCCTGCCGGTAACGCTCTTTCAGGATGTCGATCTCCTCGATTCCGTTTAAGATGCGCTCTTCACCGGCATTCGGGTTGTGGGCATGGGGCAGTCCGTCCATGCGCACCGAACCGACGCCCACCATCTTCTCCCTTTCCGCCGTGATTTCCTCATCCGTGTGGTCAATGATAAACTTCATGCTGTCACGGTCCTTGATCGCCGCTATCGTGGCTGACCGCTTGTCCAGATACTTCCACATTACACTCATGGCTCTACCTCCGAAAAATAAAGATTTTTATTCCCTCGGATTGCCATTCAGATTGCCCAGCTGCGCCTTCACCGCCGCGATGAGGTTCTGCTGCGTGGTATCCTTCCGCTTCAGAGCCGAAAGAACATCCCCATCAACGGTATCCCCGCACACGATATGGTGGATGGTCACAACTTCCTTTTGTCCCTGACGCCAGAGTCTGGCGTTTGTCTGCTGGTACATTTCCAACGACCAGATCATCGAAAACCAGATGAGGATATGGCCGCCGTCCTGGATGTTCAGCCCGTGTCCCGCACTGGCGGGTGAGATCAGGCCGACCTGTATCCTCCCGGCATTCCAGTCCGCGATGTCCTCCCCGGTTTTCAGGTCACGCGGCTCATAGCCCAGCGCCGTCAGCCGTTCCTGAATCCGCTCATGGTCATGACGAAACCAGTAGGCAATCAGCACGTTCTGGCCGTTGGCCTGCTCTATCAGGTCTTCCAGCATATCCAGCTTTTTGTCATGGATTGTCACGATTTCTCCGGCGTCGTTGTAGATCGCGCCGTTCGCCATCTGCAGGAGCTTCCCCGACAGGACGGCGGCATTGGCGGCGTCGATCTCCTCACCTTTGACATGGACCAGAAGATCCTCCTTCATCCGCTCGTACAGCTTTCGCTCGGCAGGCTCCATCACCACTTCGTGCGTTACCGGCACATAATCCGGCATGTCCAGATAGTCCAGCGCCTTCATGGAGACGGTGATATCGGAGATTCGCTTATAGATGCGGTCCTCCGCTCCCTTCAATGGGATGTAGTTGAAAACCACTCCCGTATAGGGGTTCATTCCTCCGGGACGGAAGAAGGCGCTGCGGTACTGTCCAATGAATCGCCCCAGCCGCTCACCCCGGTCGATTAGGAAGACCTCCGCCCATAAATCCATCAGGCCGTTGGATGCCGGTGTCCCGGTCAGCCCCACGATCCGCTTGATTCGCGGCCGTACCTTCCGCAGGGCTTTCCACCGCTGGCTCTGATGATTCTTGAAGCTGGAAAGCTCATCGATTACCACCATATCAAACGGCCAGGGCTGATGTCTGTTCTCGAAATGCTCC